AATTCTCGCTGAGTTGACATTGGAAATGCGTAACGAAGCTGCACACGGTATTGCTGCTGACTTGACCACTTCTTAATCTAAACGGGGGGCTAATCACCCCCCTTTTTTATGCGAAACATATCATTCACAGACGGTAAAGAATCTAACTTCCATGACGTAGATGGCGGTTATGTTATTGAGACTAAGCAAGACATTACTGGAATCATTGATAGCAACAAAGCCCAATTCAACGCCATTGACGAAAAAGCCAAATGGGGTGAGTGGACAAAGGTTGCAAGTATTCCGAACGTAGTGGTCGATGAGCTGAACAAACAGGGCATCATGCGAGGTTATGCGGTTTTAGATGAGAAAAGATTTCGAATCTTCTTAAATGACCCTGATAATCGGTTCTTTAGAACTCGACCAGGACAAGTATGAAGGTTGCTATTTGCGTTCCATGCCGTGACACAGTAATGACGGGGTTTGCCTTTGACTTGGCCAAGCTCTGTGCTTATGAAGGTGTGACGAGATGTGCCAAAGGCGGCTCGCTGATGATCTACCAAGTGCCAGGCACTATGATCTTTAATCAGCGTGAACGTCTGGCAGAGGAAGCTCTAAAGGATGGTGCTGACGCTATCCTGTGGGTTGATTCTGATATGCGGTTTCCGAAAGATGCGTTAGAGATTCTGTTGTCCCGTGACTTGCCCATTGTGGGCGTGAACGCAACGACACGCAGATTCCCTGTCAAGCCAACAGCGTTAGACATTGACCCAGAGACAAACGATCTGGTCAAGGTCAACAGCAAGGGTAAGACGGGTCTTGAGCAAGTGATGGGTGTTGGCTTTGGAATGGTTCTAATTAAAAAAGAAGTGTTTGAAGCTACACAAAAGCCTTGGTTTTGGTTTGAGCAAACCGACAAAGGTGGGATAATTGGTGAAGATATTTATTTCTGTGCAAAAGCGTTTGACGCTGGTTTTCAGTCTGTGATTGACCACGAGCTTTCAATGCACATTAGACATATCGGAACTTACGAATATGGATGGGATGACGCATGAGCTTGGCTACTTATTCAGACCTAAAGTCAACTGTGGCCAACTACTTGGCGCGTACAGACCTGACGACACAAATCCCTGATTTCATTCGTTTCGCTGAGTTGCGTCTGCGCCGTGAGTTGCGTATTCGCCAGATGCTCAAGTCTGTGACAACCACCACAACAGGCGGTGATTCGACTGTGGCTTTGCCGTCTGACTTCTTAGAAGCGCGTGACTTCTACGTTTCGACTAATCCAATTCAGCCGCTGACGTATTCAAGCCCTGCGGTTTTCAGCCGTAACAAACGCACGACACAAAGCGGTAAGCCATTGGATTACACAATCTTGGCTAGTGAGTTTAAGTTGGCTCCTGTGCCTGATTCGACCTACACGCTTGAGATGTTGTACTTTGCTGCGCCTACATTCATGAGCGACACGAATTCAAGCAACGTCTTTATGGCCAATGCGCCTGATGCGTTGCTCTACGGGTCTTTGGTAGAAGCCGAGCCTTACCTGATGAATGATGCGCGAGTGAATACATGGGGTTCTTTGTATGACCGCGCTATCGCTACCCTGACTAAATCTGATGAGGCTTCTCAGTATTCAGGTGTCCCCCTTTCAATGTCTTACGCAACGAGGTAAATCATGGCTGAAATGTCCAACTACTTAGAGAACGCACTTGTAAACGCAACCTTGCGAAACACAAGTTACACAAGCCCTTCGGTTGTGTATCTGGCTTTATACACAAGTGACCCAACAGATGCAGATTCTGGTACTGAGTGTTCGGGTACGTCTTACGCCCGTCAAGCAATTACTTTTGGCGCTCCTTCTAACGGCGTGACCACAAACTCTGCTGCGATTGAATTCCCTCAAGCTGGTGGCTCATGGGGAACGATTACCCACATCGGTATTCGTGATGCTTCTACCGCTGGGAATCTGTTGTATCACACGCCTTTGGATGCGTCTAAGACTATTGCAACAGGTGACGTTTTCCGCGTGGCCATTGGTTCATTGAGCGTTACATTGGCCTAACATGGCTGATCTACTCCCACCGTGGACGATAGACAGTCTAGATAACCTAAAAGGAAGTCTAGACAATTTAACCCTGTCTCTGGACAGCCCGTTATATTCAACGTCAGTCACACTTTGGGACGCTTACGGCTCTGTCAACACGACAGCAACCGTATCAGCAGGCTCTAGCGTAGTTTTCAACGCTTCTGCGGCGGTCAGCGTTACGGCCACAACATCTGCTGACGCTATTCGATACGCACAAGTAACAGCGGACATTACAACGGCTACAACGGCCTCATGCGATGCGGTGAGGGTAGCACTAGGCAATGCAGACATTGAGGCTTCTGCGGCTGTTTCTGCGGCTGCTACACGGGTTGCAATTGCCTCTGGTTCGATTGATGCAACTGCGACTGTTTCTGCTAATGGTGGACTATTATTGAGTGGCTCTGCTGACATAGCCACAAGTGCAACGGTAAGCGCAGATGTGGTCAGGGTGCGTGGTGCTGGCGCTGCTGTCACAACTGCGACAACCGTAACGGCTTTGGGTGGCTTGGTTGCTGGCGCTGATGCAAGTATCTCTGTGGCCGCTCAAGTCACAGCCAATGCGGTTGCGGTGTTTAACTTCTCAGGCTCGGCAAGTTGTGCGGCGATTGTCGTTTGCGATGGCCGTAGGAATGGCGATAATTGGGGTGACACGACAGGTTCAGACAATACTTGGACGGATGTTTCGGTGGGCGATAACATTTGGACAGCGGTAAGCGTAGGGTCAAACGATTGGCAAGACGTATCTATCGGTTCAAACGATTGGGTCGATAAATCAACAAATGAAAATACTTGGCTGAGACAGGGTTAAACATGGCAACGCAACGAATTCCTTTTGGCGAATGGATGCCAGACCAACCAGGCATTACTGGTTCATTGACTGACGCTAAGAACTGTGTTTCTCAGGCTTTTGGCTACGGCCCTTTCCCGCAAGCTGTGGCTTTCTCTGCCGCCGCTGCTGAGAATCTGACAAGCCTTTTTGCTGGTAAACAACCAGACGGAACAACCAAGCTGTTTGCCGCTGGCCGTACCAAGATTTACACCGTTTCAGGCGTTGGCGCTGTTACTCAGGTGAATACTGGCTACACAACAGCATCCACCGAGCGTTTTCGCTTCACCCAGTTTGGTGACGTTGTTATCGCTACTGACAACTCATCAAAGTTGCAGGCATGGACATTGGGGACTTCTACGGCATTTGCAGACTTGGCGGCTGCTGCGCCCGTGGCTAAATACGTCACGGTTGTGCGCGACTTCGTGGTTACGGCTAACACCTTTGAGAGTTCAAAACAAGAACAATACCGAGTGCGCTGGTCAGGTATTAACGATGAAACAACATGGACACCTTCAGCCACTAACCAGGCTGACTTTCAAGACATTGCCGATGGCGGTCAGATCATGGGCATCCGAGGCGGTGAGTTTGGCTTGGTCTTGCTAGAACGTGGCATCCAGCGAATGTCTTATATCGGCTCGCCTCTAATATTCCAATTCGACAACATTAGCCGTAATAAAGGCTGCATGGTTTCAGGCTCAGTCGCTCAGTATCAGGGCTTGACGTTCTTTTTGTCTGATGATGGCTTCTATGCTTGTGATGGCCAGCAGTTAATTCCAATCGGCTCAGAGAAGGTAGATCGCTGGTTCTTAGATGACGTAAGCGAGAACGACTATTCGTCTATGTCTGCGGCTGTTGACCCTGTTCGCAAGCTGATTCTGTGGAACTACAAGAGTAAAGACGGCTCACGCAAGCTGATTATTTACAACTTCAACACAAAGAAGTGGACATACGCTGATGCAGGGACTGACTTTATTTCAGACGCATCTACCGCATCTTCTACGCTAGAGGAGCTGGATAGCATTAGTTCATCCATTGACGCATTGGCTTCGCCTTTGGATTCAATTCTGTTTACTGGTGGCAAGTATTTCCTTGGCGGTACATTGGCCACGAAGGTTATTACCTATACGGGAACACCAATGACGGCTCGCATCCAGACGGGCGACATTGAGGCTGGTGGTCAGTCTGTAGTGACTTTGGCCAGACCTCAAGTTGATCAAGGCTCTGCGACTGTGGCCGTTGCTTCACGCCGCTTACTAAGTGAAAACCCTACCTTTGGAACTGCTGTTGCCGCTGATAGTGACAACCGAGTGCCTTTGCGTGGTTCGGGTAAATATCATCGTATTGAGGTAAGCCCTACTGGCGACAGATGGCGGTCAGCCGTGGCGGTGG